CTTCAATCATCTGAGTTCCCAAATTATCAATCCATTTGAACTCGTAAGGCGCCCAATTCTGAGAGGCATCAATAGGTGGAATAATTGGACTCCAAATAGTAGGTAAATCAATGACTAAATACGTATCCATGAGTAGTTCAGCATAACGCTTCATTCTAAAGGTAAATTTAGATGATTCAGTCATTCGCAATTTTCGCAATCCATCAAAATCCAATCGAAATTTCTGTAAACCAAAATTTGTATATTTTTTATAAGTTGTTTTAAAAAATGTTTTTGATGGATTTCCGTTTAAATATACATTTTGATTTCCATAAGCAACAATATTTAATAGTCCTCCTGGCATATATATTTATCCTACAATATTATTTAACTTTTTATATTGATAAATATATTATTATTCGATAAGACTAGTAAAGAACAATATAGTAAAACACTAAGGAATCCAAACATTTAGATAATTCCATATAATTTTTTCATAATGTATTATAAGATGACTACAGCGAATAAAATAAAAGACCATGCGAAAAACGCAATGGAATTTATAAAGCGCAATAAAACAGCAAGTATCAAGTATATGATTTATTTTATTATCGTCATGTTATTAATCATGTTTTTTACTTATACCATACAAAAAATACGGTTAAAAACGAATAATAACACTACCCTTTCTAAACTGTATGCAGATTTTCCTCGAATAAGTACATTAAATACAAACGATGCGGCCTATCAGTATTTACTAAGAGATTATTATATAAAAACCGCTTATAATTGTTGTTGTGGGGGGCAATTTAAAAACGATTATGTAGATGTATTGCCCCTAAAAAAATGTATATCACAGGGTGCACGTGTACTAGATTTTGAAATATATTCATCACTTGACGATAAACCAATCATTGCAGCAGCATCTATAAACAACGTCAATGTTAAAGAAATGTATAATGAAGTTTATTTAGAGGAAGCCTTAAAGGTAATTAATAACAATGCTTTTAGTGGCGGAACATGTCCTTGTCCAAACGACCCGTTAATTTTACATTTCCGCATTCAAAGCAATAACGATAAAATGTACAAAAGTATGGCCGAAACTATCTATAATACAATTAATCCTAGATTATTAGATAAAGAGTATAGTTATCAATATTCCGGATTTAATTTAGGGGCAGTACCACTTGAAAATCTAATGGGTAAAATTGTTATATCAATTGACAGAGCAAATCCTAAATTTGAAACAACTCCTCTAAATGAATATGTAAATATAGCGTCTAATTCCATGTTTTTAAGAGCGTCAAGAGCCTACGATATTAAATTTACACCTGATTCAAATGAGTTAATAGAATATAATAAAAAATTTATGACCATTAGTATGCCTGATTTAAGCGCATATGATACAAATGTAGATGCATCATTACATATGAAATATGGCGTGCAATGTGTTGGAATGTGCTTTCAAAATTTTGATTCGAATATGGAGTTCTATACTTCATATTTTGATAAATACGGTCATTCGTTTGTACTAAAACCAGATGAGTTGCGATATATTCCGGTTACAATCAAGAAACCCGACCCACAAGATCCCAAACTTTCATTTGCCCCTAGAGATACCAAAACAGATTTCTATTCGTTCAGTGTATAAAAAGAATTTTTCTAATCAATAATATCATATCATATAATATCATATGATATCATATCATCATATCATCATATCATTTCATATCATCATATCATTTCATATCATATCATTGTCCACCTCGGCGAATTATATGATAAATCAATAGTTTTTATACCGGTAATATATATAGATATACAATGAGTAAATGTACTACAAAAATGACATTGGAGGAAAAAGAAGTTGCTATATTGCGCGACGCGGTAGATGTTGCTGAGAAAAGAAAAGGAAGAAAAACTTTGAGCGACCCGGATGTTAAAAATATAATCTCAATTTTAGAAGACTTTTTAAAACAAAAACGATTGGTATGTTATGGTGGTACGGCTATTAATAATATTCTTCCACTAGAAGACCAGTTTTATGATAAGGATATTGAGATACCAGATTATGATTTTTATAGTCCAGATGCCTTATCCGATGCAAAAGAATTAGCCGATATATATTACAAAGCAGGATTCCAAGAAGTAGAGGCGAAAGCAGGAGTTCACCACGGTACATATAAAGTGTTTGTTAATTTTATCCCAGTTGCCGACATAACCTACTTAGATAGACCGTTATTTAAACGGGTACAAAAAGACGCTATTCGTGTATATGGTATATTATACTGTGCCCCTAATTTTTTAAGAATGAATATGTATTTAGAATTATCAAGACCATCGGGAGATATCAGTCGATGGGAAAAGGTATTAAAACGCTTAATATTATTAAATAAAAATTACCCTCTGCGTGGTAAACAATGTGACCCAGACATGTTCCAGCGTGAGTTTGAAAAAATTGATTTTAAAGAAGAAGAAAAATTGTATTATATTGTGCGTGATTCGTTTATTGATCAGGGTCTGGTATTTTTCGGAGGGTATGCGAGTTTCCTTTATTCTAGTTATATGCCAGCGAAACAAAGAAAAATGTTTCAAAAGACTCCCGATTTTGACATCTTATCCGAAGAACCAGAAAAATCAGCGATAATGTTAAAAGAACGATTAGAAGACTTTGACTACAAAGGTATTAAAATAATTAAACGCGATGGTATTGGTGAACTGATTGCTCCTCATTATGAAATCAAGGTAAAAATTGATAAAATAGAAGAGACTGTTGCTTTTATATACAAACCATTGGCTTGTCATAGTTTTAATGTTATTAAAAAAGGGAAAAAGACAATTCGTGTTGCCACAATTGATACCATGCTAAGTTTCTACTTTGCATTTTACTATAGTGACCGTGATTATTATGATGAAAACAGAATATTATGTATGGCGCAATATTTATTCGATGTTCAACAAAAAAATAGACTTCAACAGAAGGGTTTGTTGAAACGATTTAGTATTAATTGTTACGGAAAGCAAGAAACATTAGAAGATATGAGAAATACAAAGGCAGAAAAATACAAAGAATTAAAGAGTAAACGGAATTCATTAGATTATGAGTCATGGTTTTTAAGATATGTACCATTTGAAGTTAAAATGGAAAAGGAAAATAACAAAATAAAAAGAGTGGATAGTAAATTAAAACGTGACGAAAAGAAAATGAAAACACTTCACAACAAATTAAAGGTCTCTCGCAAACGATTAAAAAACAAACACAATAATAGAACTAAAAAAAAGAATAAAGGTAAATCAAAAGCACGGTCAATTCGAAGGATTGGTGACATTTTTAATATGTTATAATTACTGTACTGACATATAGATAATAATATCATTCCATAAATTTTTCAAAATAAAAGCATTTTGTTTTATAATATTTTTATTTTTCAGTTGTTTTGGAATAAATTGTTCTAATTGTAATATGGTTCGAAATAGATAAAAAAGAAGGGTATATAATGATTCGCGAATTCGAAAATAAAAAATGTCCGTAATATTCCAATCATTTACATAGCTACAAAGACTATTTGCATGTCCTGTACAAATAAAATGATGAAAATCATGTAATCCCTCCATCAATCTAGGATATATATTTTTTTCGTTTTTAATATAAATCATTTTGAAAATCTTATTCAATCCTTGTAAATTAACAAACAGTATTTTTCTATCATTATCCTGTCTTTTAAACATGTATGGAAATGCACCATCTATACAACCGTCTTTATCAGTGACATTTCGATCTATTAAATATGGAACATATAATGATTTTACTATACTGTCGATTATTTCTTTTTTTGAATTGTATTTATATTTAACAATCTGTTTTCCTTTATTTGTATCGAAATAAGTTAAAAAAAATCGTCTATTACATACCGATACATCTGAATCAGTTATAACCGAATACATTTTTTTTTCTACATGTCGAATTACATTTTTAAAATCTTGATGTTTTTTTATATTTGTAAAAGAGATGATGATTAATTCCATTGCTAAATCTAATCTATTTAATAGATACATTAATCCCATAACTGCGCCTATACTACATCCTGATATTCTGGTTATTTTTATCTTATTTTGTGTTTCTAACTCTTTTATATAAAATAACGCACCTAACATATATATCCCATTAAATGCTCCTCCGTCTAATACTAAATCAATTTCTGTAATTTTACCGTTTGGAAATTGTTCGATGGGTATATTTTCTATTAAACTTGTTATGTATGTCTGCATCATTGGATTTTAGTAATTACATATGGTTTATATTTATTTTCAAATATATTTACACATAATATAATATAGTATACTATGTCGTCAGACACGCCCAGTTCCAAACTGAGACCATCGTGGCAAGAATATTTCAAAAATATCACACTATATACAGCAGAGAGATCGCCGTGTGAACGACTAAAAGTTGGATGTTTACTTGTAAAAGAAAATCGCATAATTGCGCAAGGATACAATGGGTTTTTGCCAGGTGCTCCACACGAATCAAAGGTAATTAATGACCACGAACAATCAACAGTTCATGCTGAACAAAATACCATTACTGATTGT